ACTTTGGGAATTGCATAACCTTTATGCTGTTGTATCTCTTGCCCATTAAACGTACAAGGTATGGCAGAAGATATTAAAATGAACCAGTTCCAAGTGATAACGGATGCAGCATACATCTATGGAGAAGCAGCGAATGGCAGTCAGGGGAAGATTAAGAAGAGTGATTTATTTAGCATCTTATTTCAAGATAGAGGAAACGTTTTAGATGTTAATGATGCCACAAAATCAGGTACATATAAGGGCCACAACATAAAGAATGCGCCAATTACTGATTATGGCATGCTTATAGTTTTCAAAAGTGGCATCTATTTTTATCAGTTCTTTTTAGCTCTAAATTCCTACCAGCTATTCGTCAGGAGAGCTATAGATAGTGGGCTGAATTGGTATGAGTGGAAGTCTATTTCGATTACTTAATTACATCGTTTACTTAATATTTTGTCTTTCTGCCATGTTCTTTGCCCATTAAACGTACAAGGTATGGCAGGTAATGATATAGCAATGAACCAGTTCAAGGTTCTAACTGATGTGACGTATGTATATGGAGAGGCAAGTGATAGTAGCCAGGGTAAGATACGGAAGAGCAATTTGTTGAGTGGAATGTTTCAATATAGAGGAGACGTTTCCGAAAATTATGACAATTTCATAGAGAATGGAATTTACCAGATATATTACGGTTCAAATGTAACGAATGCTCCAGATGGTATATCCTTTGGCTTCCTATTGGTATTTAAAACCGAATTCTATTTGGCTCAAATTGCCTTAGAAGTACGTCCCGGTGACATGGCGGTGAAGTTGAGAACCAATTCAGGATCTGCATGGTCTGGATGGAAGTCAGTAACTCTTACCTAATCTAATATCAGGAATTCTTGTCAGTCAGCTTCCTATATTGCTGACTGACAAGAATTATAAAAAAGTAGAATGAATAAATAGCTTTATTATAGGTAATTTATATTCGCCTCCAATCTGTATAATTGATAAAAGACGTTGTTCCACTTCCTTCTCTAATATATGTCCTTCCACCACCGCTTACCATCTGAAAGATAAATTGGCTACCACTGACATCTCCTTTAGATGCACGCTGCACATGAATACAAATACCATATTCTATCGGTGAATTCATGGTAAGAGCGATATGTAAAATGCTTAGTCCCGTATTACAAATTTTGTAAGCTTCATTTAAATCGTTTAAAACGGTGATTCCAATTTCCTTAATAGACAGTAATGCACTGAATGAGGGAAGCTCCATCTTAGCTTGCCCACTATCTGTTTTTTCCCCATACACATACTTCATACTTGTGACTACTTGGAACTGGTTCATTTTAATATCTTCTGCCATACCTTGTACGTTTAAGGGGCAAATCTTCCGGGTTATGAAAACCTATTATCTCATATTTTATTTTTTCGCAGATATTTTATTACTTTCTCGCAAAAAAACAGCTATGAATTACGGTTACATAAGGGTTAGCAGCGAAAAACAGACCGTTGAAAATCAGCGGTATGAGATTATGCAATATTGCAAGCGTAAGGGGCTTGTTATTGATAGGTGGATTGAAGAGAGTGTAAGCGGTGCCAGGCATCCTAATGTCAGAAAGTTAGGTAAGATATTGCATAAAATAAATAAGGGAGATATTATATATGTTACAGAGCTATCAAGACTTGGACGCTGTGCATATATGGTTATAGCTATTATATCTCATTGCCTCATGGCCAATGCCAGTATTATTGAAATACGGGATGATAAGTTGGTAAAGGATGACTCGGATTCTGTTCAGGATACATTCTTCAAGGTTCTATTCGCCCAAAAAGAGCGGGAAGACATATCTCGTCGAACCAAGGCAGGGCTTGCTCGTCGTGTGGCTGAAGGCCTGAAATTAGGCCGGCCATCTGGTGGAAAGAATTCGCATTACAAGCTTACAGGAAAGGAACCTCTCATTAGAACTATGCTCGAATATGGTTATTCGAAGGCTGCTATCTGTCGTAAGCTTAAATGCAATCCTAAAACATTAGATGACCATTTGCGGAGAATGCATGTCCTACATAAAAATTAAGTCATACGTTACTTTTGCCACTGTTCTATTAATTCATAGTTATGGCAAAAGCAGAAATCTTATTCAAGGTCATCCGCAAATGGGAAGGCGGATGGAGTGACCACAAAAATGACAAAGGTGGCAAAACCAATATGGGGATAACCTTGTCTACGTGGAAATCATGTGGTTATGACAAGGATGGTGACGGAGACATTGATGCGGATGATTTACGCATGATTACTCCGGATGACGTTTTTCATGTTTTCAAGAAGTATTATTGGGACCGTTACCAAGCGGACTTCATACACAACCAGTCCATTGCGAACATCTGTGTGGATTGGGTGTGGGCCTCCGGACGTCCCGGTATCACAAGGGTACAACAACTACTGCAAATCAATGTAGACGGCATCGTAGGTCCTCAGACGGTTGCAAGTATCAATCTGGCCAACCAACGGCAGCTGTTCGAAGCTATCAAGACAGACAGAATCCGGTTTATTGAAGAAATCTGTAAAAGGGACCCGTCGCAGCTTGTATTCCGGAAAGGATGGCTGAACCGGGTCAATGATTTCAAGTTCTCTGTCCGTTGAATTCTTGTCCTTTTTTCCACTCTTTTCAGCCTTTAGTTTTGTGTCCGGAACTAAAGGCTTTTTTATGGCAATAACTGAAGAAAAGAATTTAATGACCTCCGAGAAATTCAATCGAGGAGTTGAGAACTGGACGTGGAAAGTTAGGAATACCTCCGTAAATATTCTACAACGGACACACGCAACCGGCAGATTGTGTAGGGAACTGCAATCCCGTTGGCTGAAAGACCGTGAAGGTGGACCGGCTTATGTCGGTCTGGGGTTCCGCTTTGCCCGGTATGGTGCGTACCGGGAGTATGGCGCCGGGCGTGGATATATCGTCAAGAACGGAATTATAATGAAGGGACATTCGGCATGGAGCGATAAGAAGAAACGTCAGGAACTGCGTTCTCTACGTGTTTCTGAATATCGCATCCGGCGCATGCGTACCGTTGATGAACACTATGCCGTTATCCGGCGAAGTCCCCTACCCTGGTTAGACCCTCCCATTGTGGATAACATCGAATCACTGGCTGATTTATCCGGAGAGTATTACGGTGACCAGGCACTCAAGAATGTGCTTCAGAAGTTTGATAAAATAACAATCGAAAAACGTTATGGCAAAAAGTGACAAGACTGTCAAAAGAGGTGTCTACTTGTACATCGATGGCAAGGAAATTAAGAATGACATCAATTCCATTGATTTGGAGATGAAACGCCTACAGCGTGACATTAAGGAAATGACACGCGGCTCTGAGGAATACAACCGCACCATGGCGAAGATACAGCATCTTCAGGGGATTTTAAAACAGCATCGCCAGGAGATAAAAGGCATCACCGCCGAAACCAAGAAAGCGACTGTCAGTATTGGTAGTATGGTGGACTGGTTCAACCGTTTCGGTGGAGTTATCTTGTCCGTAATAGGTTTCCTGACCGGTTTTACCCTCGCCTTGCGCACCATCAGAGACGAACGCAACAAGTTGGAGGAGTCCCAGGCCGGGCTGAAAGCCTTGACCGGACTTGATGATGATAGCATTGCCTGGTTGACCGGGCAGGCCAAGACGCTTTCCACCACCATGACAAAAGAGGGCTTGCGTGTCCGCCAGTCGGCAGCCGAAATCCTGGATGCGTTCATGCTGGTCGGTTCGGCCAAGCCGGAACTGCTTGGAGACAAGGAAGCGCTCAAGGCTGTTACGGAGGAAGCCATGCGGTTGCAGGCGGCAGCCAAAGACATCACCCTGAACGAAGCGGTTGATTCGCTTACTTTATCACTCAACCAATATGGGGCGGCAGCAGACCAGGCAGGACGGTTTACCAACGTATTGGCTGCCGGCTCCCAGGCAGGTTCCGCCAATATCGCAAGCCAGGCAAAGGCTATCCGGAATGCAGGTACCGCAGCGGCTTCGGCCAATGTTCCCATTGAACAGACGGTCGCATTGATCGAAACGCTTGCCTATCGGGGTATAAAGGATGAAGTGGCCGGAACGGGATTGAAGAAATTCTTTCTTGTTCTTCAGACCGGAGCGGACGAGACCAACCCTAAAATTGTCGGGTTGGATAAGGCACTGGAGAATCTGAAGAACAAGAACATGGACGCAGGCGCCATCAAGAAAATGTTCGGGGAGGAAGGCTACAATACCGCATCCGTAATCCTTCAGAACACAGAGATGGTGAAAGACTTCACCGCTGCCGTCACCGGTACCAATGTGGCGTATGAGCAGGCGGCCATAAACAGTGATACTGCACAGGCCAAACTGGAGCAGGCACGTAATAAGATGAAGCTGGCAGCCATTGATTTGGGAGAGAAACTGAATCCGGCTCTGACGGTGAGTACGAATATGCTGACCAATGTGCTCAAGTATTTGCCGGGATTGATTGACTGGTGCAACAAATGGGGTGGTACCGTCTTATATGTGGCATCTTGTATCGCTGTTTACACATTACGGACGAAAGCTGCCACTTTCGCTTCAAAGGCTTGGAACGCCATCACCAAGACAGCTACCGCATTACAGCTTGCCTACGGTATTGCTGTCAATACTGTTTCAGGTTATACCGTTACTTCTTTTACCCAGCTTCGCAGGTTGAGCACGCTTTTAACTGGACATAATATACTACTAAAAACTGTCCGCGTATCCACCTACCTCTTTGCCGGAGCCATGCAAGTGTTGCAAGGCCGTGTGGATCTTGCTGCAAAATCCATGCGGGCTGCTTGGGCGGTTATGAAGCTGAGTCCGGCAGGTGCTCTATCTACGGTTCTTCTTGCAGGTGGCGCAGCTTTTTTATACTTATACAAACGTGCCCACGAGTACGTTGATGTTCAAAAAGCCACAAATCGTCTCCAAAAAGAGGCTGCCAAATCCACCGCTGACCAGCGCAAAGAGTTGGATACCTTGTGGATGGTAGCGCAAAACAATCGTGTTGCTATGGATAAACGTAGAGAAGCCATGGAAAAAATCAACAAGATTGCTCCCGATTACTTGGGTGACATCACTTTGGAGACAATCAACACGCAAAAGGCGGCTGATGCCAAGGCCCGATATGTAGAACAGCTACAAAAAGAGGCGATGTTGAAAGGTGCATCATCCTATATTGAGTCCGAGAGCAAGAAACTAATCGAATACCAGGTAGAACTGGACAAGGCATTGGCTGGTCAAAAGAAAGCGCGTGAAAGTGCTACGTATGCCCAAACTGGATTCACCGCTTACGATGCAGCGGTAGAACAGCTAAAATTCGACATTGAACACACTAAGAAGGCTATCGAAAGCTATATGACCATTTACGAACAAATTAGCAAGGAGCTGGAAGTCTCCACCAAAACAAACAGTGGAACGGATGGAAATTCCGGTGGCAATGGTGGTGGTAACGGAGGCAAATGTCCGATATGTGGGAACAAACCTTGCACCTGCGATAAAAACAACACTACCAAAGACAAGTTCGTCCAAGCTGAAGCCGACTACTATCGGCGCATCGCTGACATCAAACGGAAGTACCTCGCTGACGATAAGATGACCCAGGAGGAATACAACAAGCAAATGCGGGATGCGGAGATGCAACTGCTCAACGACAAGCTGAAGGTCAAGGGACTTGAGCCTTCAGAGATTCAACGTATCAATGACCAGATACTTGATGCGGAAATAAAGGCGCGTGATGAATTGCGCAGGCTTGATGAACAGTCTGCCAGGGATGCGGAAAAACGTCGTAAAAAACAAGGAGAAGAGACTTATTCACGCCTGGAGAAAGAGTATCAGCTGCAGATTGAGGCGGCTACCATGTACCATTATGAAAACAGGACTTCTGAAGAGGAATATCTCAAAGAACTGCGCCGTTTGCAGAATGTGTATCATAATAAGGTGCTGGAAGATGTTACCGTGAGTGAAGAGGACAAACAGAAAGTCCGTAAGCAGGCTAATGAAGCGCAAATGGCGGATGCCAAGAAAAAATATGAATCTGAAGTCGAAGCATTCACCAAAATGAAAGATACCATGATAGATGTATCGAAGCAATTGGGTGAAAGCCTGGCAGAGTTTTTTACCGGTGAAGAAAAGGACTTCGGTGAATTCATGAAGAATGTACTGGTTATCATGCTGGATACACTCGAAAAACAGCTGATTGCCACTCAGGCTGCTGCTATTGCCGAAGTATCAATTAAAGACATAGCAACCAAAGGATTTGCAGGTATAGCCACCGCAGCTGCCAAGATAGCTTTAATTACGGCAGCCTTCGAGACAGCAAAAGGTATATTGGGCAACTTCTACACCGGTGGTTATACCGGTCCCGGCAACTGGGACCAGCCGCAAGGTATCGTACATTCCAACGAGTTCGTCGCCAACCGTTTCGCTGTCGCCAATCCGAATCTGCGACCGATATTCGACGCCATTGACGTGGCACAGCGTAGCGGTAATGTCGGTAATCTGACAGCTGAAGACATAGCGGCTGTGGCAGGTTCCGGAAAGAGTACACGTACCGTACCAGCCAAAGCACCCGCTGCCAGCGCCACAACGACGACCAATGATCCGGCTATGGTGGCGATGCTGATAGAATGTACCCGCGTATTGCGGAAGCTTAAAAACAGGCTGGATGATCCGCTGGTGGCGGAAACTTATGTTACCGGCAAACGGGGTATCAACCAGGCTCAGAAAGAATACGAAAAAATGAGAAATCACATAACACGTAAAAAATGATACATTTATATATAGATAATCAGCCCGTTTTTTTGTCTGCGAACAATTCCTTTGAATACTATAAACGTAATCCCTTATTCACAAAAGAAGGGGAACATACCTATGAAATAGAGATAGACCTACATGTACCCTCCAACGCAATACTGTATAAACATATCAACCGTAGAGATGTGACTTTACGGACAACAGGGCGTTCTGCCGTTATATTTGACGGGGCAAGATGTTTGTTCAGAGGGACCGAAATAATATTGGGAGCTACGAACAATACTGTCAAGATTCAACTTGTTTCCGGTAATTCAGAGCTCAACTATTTGTCTGGAGGATATATGCGAGACTTGAATTTCGGAACTATTGATGTTACTTTAGAACAAGCACGGCAATCCTTATCTGCCTCATATCCGGAGTTCAACTATGTCTGCTGTCCCGTGCTGGTCAATACGGATAATAATTTAGTGGGTACTGGCTCTAAATATTATAACCAAGTTGATACACAAAATAACAGCCAGGCACCGACAACTTTAGCTAATGCAACATTACGGGTTCAGCCTTACCTGTTGTTTTATGTGGAGAAAACCATTGAATTATTAGGATACACCCTACAGAGAAATGTACTTAGAGAAGACTACACAAAAAAAATAATCTGCGTGAACGGCTTGGACAGTAACAACTATGCGGATATTCTTCCCGATTGGAGTGTCTCTGATTTTGTCAGCCATGTCGAGACGCTTTTCAATGTTGTATTTCTTGTTAATCCAAATGAGAAGACGGTTGATATTGTCCGTACAAACACTTTCTATGAGCAGAGCACACCTATATATATAAAGACAGATGACATTCTGAATGAGTATGAAAAAAATTATGAGCAAGAGAATGAGGTATATACAAACTACACAAATGTCAAGTACAAATTCCCTTCCGGAATAGAATACTATGAATTTGCAGATATTGATCCGGAAATTTTAAAACTTTGCACCTTTCGCACAAACAGATTGTGGGATTTTGATATTGATCCGGCAACCTTCAACCAAATGATAATCTATAAAGACCAATTCTTTGGCATCAACCATGTTTATAGGGTGGACAATTCTTCCGGAACCATGAAGTTCTACCAGCATTTAATGTACTTACAAAGGGTGGTAAATAATGAGAATGATAAAGATTTTGTTGAGCTTGAGATTATCCCAGCTGAAATATACCTGAGAGAAAACGGCACATTCATGAAATTTACCGTACCACTTGCTCGCAATGTATTGGAAGTGTCGGACAGCAGTCAAAACACCCAGGGGCTGATAGACTATATTAAAGATGGAATTACCGAAAAACAAGCTCCGAACCATTTGTTCATAGCTTTTTATGAGGGTTATCAGGAATACTTCATAAGCGTTGATTCATCCAATGGCGAATCGGCAAGAAGCGACAGTAACCATAGAATCCCAATGTGCCATACTACGCCATTTCATCATGGCTCTTACAATTTTGGAGACGCTGCCCTATATGCAGTGTATCCGGATAAAACGGTGACACTTGAACTTGATGGAGAACACGGACTATACAATTCACTCTATAAACATAACCTGAAAGTCAACGAAGGAACAGAGTATAACATCAAGTTCAAGAGAAAAGGCAGAATATATGACCCGATGTCTGTTTTTGTAATTGGCAACCAAAAGTATTATTGTATTGAAATGAAATATCAGATTGACAATAATGAAGTTTCCGATATAGTAGAAGGCACATTTTTACTGTTGGATAATAGAGATGAGGATTAAGCAAGGTACTGAAGGGAACTTTTTACCGGATAGAATAAAAAAAGCTCTTTTTATTTGCATAAAGTAGAATTTTTACTACCTTTGCATCATTGAAACAACTAAGATATGGTTAAATCAAGAGAATTTCATAGTCAGATACTGAAACGTGGAAAGAAAAGAGGATGGCACTGGATAAAAGGTGAAGGAGACGGGAGCCATCGGATTTATGAAGACAAGAACGGTATCAGATACCCGGTGCCCTACCACGGCGCCAAAGAAATGGGTGAAGGACTAAGAAAGAAAATTATCAGGGATATGGAGCTTGAATAAGCTCCCCCTTTTCTCTATATGTTTGAAAGGAGGATTTTATTATGGGAAAACTTAAAGTGACAATTGAAAAAGGACCGGACTTGTTCGGTGCGTGGGCTGACAATGTTCCTGGTATCTATGGAGAGGGTGAAACTGTGCAGGAAACAAAAGAGAATCTTCTTGCCTCCATTGAACTGTATAAAAAACATAATTCTACAGTCCCTAAAGAATTACAAGGAGAAATATCCGTAGAATGGACTTTTGATGTACAGTCGTTCCTCCAGTATTATAGCGGCATTTTTACAAAGGCTGCATTGGAGCGTATAACAGGGGTCAACCAGAAACTTTTGGGACATTACGCATCCGGTCTGAAAAAACCGCGTAAAGCTCAGGTTGAAAAAATAGAAAGCGCATTGCATGGCTTTCTGAATGACATAAGCCAGGTGCACTTGGCATGATGTAAATTCCGATAATGGATTGAAAGATACTTCTTGGTCAATCGCGAGACCGTAAGGTTTTTAATGACAATTAGGAGGGCTTCCACGGGTTGGAAGCCTTTTTTGTTAGCCGTTGTTGGATATGTGAAATATAATAGGCATCTTTGCAGTGCCCAATACCAACATAGCTATACATTTATCAATATGAATCCCTTTTCAAAACGTAATCCGTAAAACCGGGTTAAGGTGTGGCTATACCTTTGGGCGCGTTTTGATAAGGGATTCACCATATAATATTATGACTGAAAAACAAATAGAGATAGCAAATGAAGCTTTGCGGTTTATATTAAAGCATGAAGGACAAGTTAGTACAAGCACCCTAACAAAACATTTATATGGAGTATATGGGCGTAATATAATCGTGGCTTCTGTCAAAGATTCTTTGACAGATAACTATAAACTGACAGAGTTATGGGGAGAAGCCTACATCCGGTTGACCCCTGAAGGACATCAGGCTGCAAAAATTGGGGTAGAGAAATGGTTGAAACAAAAAGTAAAAGAGCAACAATTAGAGACAAAAGTAAAGGAAACAACTATAGCCTCTAACTATTTTAATATGTTCAATATTGTTTGGGGGGTGTTCTGTTTTATATTAGGAGCCCTAACAAAAGACCAATTAATAAAGCTATGGGAATGGCTACGAGATGTTTTTTAATCCGGGTTACATCTTTTCTTAAAGACACAATCTCTTTGATTATAACGGAAATATCTTCATCTACAAAATACATAACAGCATTGTTTTTTTGCAAAAATACTATAAATAATTGAATATGAAACGAGTTTTATTTTTAATCTGTGTTCTGTCCTTAGTGGCAAACACTGTTTTAGCACAAGAACGTCCGGAAATGAGACGTGAAAATCGTAGAAACACAGAAACAACCGAGAGGCAAATACCTCCAGGACATCCGGAGAGAGTCGATGGGCAGAATCCAAATGCTGAAAAACAGCCAATGACTTTTATGCAGTCGTTAAAATTGAGAACAGATGTAGGGAATCCACAATTTGAAGCTGGACACATGATGCTTAAATCTTCCCGATTCAAAACAGCGTCCTTAGCATGTGCGGCCGTCAGTGGAGGAATCTGGTTCTTTAATAACAGCGAAGACTATGAAGTGGCTGTTGCTGGAACCAGTGTCATTTTTGGAGCGGCTGCTGTCATTCTGTATGCTTCGAGTTTGCGTTATGAATGGTTGGCTGGTAAATACTTGAAAATGTCAGCATCACCAGGTGGGTTGTCTGCCAGTATAACTTTTTAATGTAACATTAAAAGCGGAGAAACAAAAAATCTCCGCTTTTCTTTTGCTGTTTCAAAATAAACCCGCATCTTTGTGGTGCGAAATACCTATAGTGATGTGTTCACTACGTTCGGGCAGCGGTTAAATGCTCATTATTTGATGGGCTTTTTTTGTGCCAATATTGAAGATATGTAGAAGTTTGCTTATTGACAAACGCATACGGCTGTCTTTCCCACATTTTGATTTCTGCTCTATGCAGTGAACCACTATGGGTGTTTCGCGACACGGGAAATGGCAGCCGTTTTTCTGCCTATTAGCGAAACACCCATAGTATGAAAAAACAAGCCCAAAGCGCCCGCGGACGCTATGTATCCGCAGAGAAGGTCCAGCAAGCATTAGCCCAGCTGGGCATTGAATTGTGCGCCGGACGTAAACGTATCCGTGCAGCACGTAGTGAAAAATCCATTTCAAAAAAACTTTCCGCAAAAGTTTGCGGATTCAAAAAGAATCCCCATCTTTGCAGTGATCTCCATTTGAAACAGGCGACGAGTAGTTCGCCAGCCGATTGCCGTTGGCATTTTTTATGCCCATCGGTTATCTATATAGTTCCGACCCCCGTGTGGAGTGTTAATGCACCCACTGCCTGTTTCAGGTGGAGATCAACGGGAAAGCGGAACTTTCTTTTTTGAAGCATGTTTTCTTATTTTTTGGGTATTGAAAGTCTGCTTTCCCGTCATCCATTAACCATATTGTTTCATTTTAATTGATCTCCAAAATGAAAAAACAACCTCAAAGCGCTCGCGGACGCTATGTATCCGCAGAGAAGGTTCAAGAACTGTTTGCCCAGTTGGGTGTTGAACTGTGCGCCGGACGCAAACGTATCCGTGCAGCACGTAGTGAAAAATCCATTTCAAAAAAACTTTCCGCAAAAGTTTGCGGATTCAAAAAGAATCCCCATCTTTGCGGTGTTCACCATTTGATTCAGGCGAGAAGGCTCGCCAATATTGCTGCGGGCATTTCTTATGTCCATGGCATAACATATAGTTCCGTCCCGTGTGGAGCGTTAATGCGCCCACAGCCTGAATCAGGTGGTGAACAACGGGGAGCGGAACTTTTTTTGTTCCCTCTCCGTAATAATCAATATATTGTTTCATTTTAATTGTTCACCAAAATGAAAAAACAATCTCAAAGCGCCCGCGGACGCTATGTATCCGCAGAGAAGATCCAGCAAGCATTTGCTCAGCTGGGCATTGAATTGTGCGCCGGACGTAAACGTATCCGTGCAGCACGTAGTGACAAATCCATTTCCATCTATGTCAATGGTGGGACAGTCGACATCACCTTTAATGAGAAAGGAGGCAAAGCATGATGTTCTTTGTTTACCATCTGCAGACCTATTCCCCCAAGAACCGGGCATGGAAAAAGGTTATTGATTATGTAGAGAAGTATAAAGATGTTCTTATCAAGGATGAACTTTCCCTGGATGCATTCAAGCATGAAATAGGCGATGTGGTCAACCGCATCAATGCCGAACATCCGAAGATGAAACGTATGCAATGTACCGCTACCCCTTTGGGACGTGACTGTACCATACGTATCGAGGCCCATGTCATAAGTGGCGGATGCCCGGACACGGTATTCTTTCTCGATATTTGCAAGGTACGTTCCGTTTATCAATTCAGTGAGAAGGCGAATATGCTGGAGCAGGAAGGAGGTGAGGCATGAATGATGAATTCTTTATCACCAAGACTGTGGATACAGGTAGTGGAGGAACCAATTCGGTGAGATATCAATTGTATGCACGCAACTGTGATGGTGAGATTAATGATATAGGCTATGAGGAACTGGTGCGATTTAACAAGTTCCTTACTAATTATTTAAAAAAGGAGGAGGGCAGTGATTATGAACAATCATAGGAAAATAGGTTTTCGGGCATACAATGATAATGCTCAGAATTCAGAGGAAGATAAACAGAAGAAAAAACAAGCCGAACGGCAAAAAGCCATAGCCGATTTTATCGGCCATAACTATTCGCCTATCGGTACCACTTCGCAGAAGTGCTATAAAACCACAGTCGAACTGGTGTACGAGTTGTCGAATATCGTCGATGTCGCTCCGATGGAGCTGACCAAGCAGCTGACTGATGCCAGATACCATGTGGAGTACCTGGCAGGACAGCCGTATTGGGTGCTGTATGAGAAGCCATAAACACATTAACCGGACATTTTTTTTATTTTTGAAGTCCTTGCTCGTGAGAGTAGGGGCTTTTTTTAAAATATACCATCGTAATTCTTTATCAGGCTATTCGCTTCCTGAATATCGTGCGGTGTATATATGTCCGTCATGAGGATGCTGCTATGTCGTGCCTGGTCACGTACGCTCAATACGTCATAATGCCGGAGCATGTTGGTTATTCCGGTATCCTTCAATGAATAGAACTTGTACTTTGCCGACAGCTTCAGGTCTTTCCGTACATGCCGTGCCCACCAGTCACGGAACATCTTTTCGGTCCGTTCCCTTTTTCCCGGCTTCAGTCCGTCCGAGAACAGGTAGTAGTCTCCCGGGTAGTCGAATATTTTCAGGTCGAGCATGAGATGGATGACCTTTGTCGGCAGCGTGATGGTACCGTCCTTCCGATTCTTGGATATGGTGTCCTCGACAAAGATGGTCTGTCTGGCCAGACTGATGTTTTTCAGTTTGAGGCGTGTCATTTCTGCCGGGCGTATGAAGCAGTAATACAGGATATAGCTCGCCAGCAGCATGTACGGGTTCTTCTCGAGCAGATAGCCATGTATCTTCTGCAGCTTGTCCTCCTCGATGACACACCTTATCTTCTTCTTTCCGCGCCGTCCAAGGCTGCTGATGCCTTCGGTCGGGTTCTTGGTGATGTAGTTGTGGCTCAGACAGAAGGTGGAGAAGGATTTCAGGAATCCCAGGTAATTGTCACGGGTAAAGGCGGTATTGTCCCTTGTGATGTAGACCTCGTCCAGAAGCAGGACACAGAAATCCTTGTCGAACTGGTAGATATAGGTGATGGGCACTTTCTTCTCCTCGTTGAACGTTTCCATATTCCGGAGGTAGGAGGAATACGACTTGATTGTTTCCTGACGGTAGCGTCCGTCGCGCAGCATCTTTGCAAGAAATGTGCGGTACCGGTCTATGACTTCGCTGAAGAGCATGTATGCGGAGCCGGATTCCTGCTCTATCCAAGGGTTCCAGCCGACAGCCAGCTTTTCCGATATGCGGTTCATGAAGTCCTTGGCATACTTCCGCCTTTCCTTGATTGAATCAATGTAGTTGAGCTTGAATTTCTTGCGCTTCATGGCTCCGGTGGCCGGACAGAAAGCATAGAAGTCAATGTACCAGTCTTTGCCGGTGTGCAGCACCGGAGGTGTGTAACTTTTAACTTGCTGACAATTAGACATTTTTTTTATTTGTTTTCGCCCGGAAGCAAAAACAAATACGTTAATATTTCTCGTCCCGATTTCGTCCCGGCTGTTTGCCTTAAAAAGGAAATAAGTCACTGTTGAACAGTGACTTATCGCATAATTGGTCGGAATGAGGCGACTCGAACGCCCGACCCCTACGTCCCGAACGTAGTGCGCTACCAACTGCGCTACATTCCG